AATGGCAATTTGACATCGACAAGCGGGGATTTAGTCATAGGTGGCAGAGGTGCAGATGGTTTCGGTCGAGGAAATGTAGCCATGTGCGGCATAACCGTCGGAGCATCCATTGCAGAGTTTCATGCGTGGTATAGAAAAAGTCTTAAAAAAGGCTTATCTAAAGACTATGGAGGACTAGTTCGCGGATAAGTATGTCAGAGAGGAAGAAAAGGAGGTTAGCCGATGCAAAACTCTTGGATTCAAATAATTATTACCATTGCCTGTTCAGTGGTCGCATCCTCAGGTTTTTGGGCATATTTGCAGAAAAAACTTGAAAAGAAAGATGTTAAAACAGAAATGCTTATAGGACTGGGTCACGATAGAATTATTTCTCTCGGTCTTTATTATATTGAGCGAGGATGGATTACCCAGGATGAATACGAGAATCTCAATGATTACTTGTATAAGCCATATGCAAAAATGGGAGGTAATGGAGCCGCTAAACGTATTATGCAAGAGGTAGATAAACTCCCAATACGTAAGTCCAAAATCGTCGAAATATTGAATAACGAAACCTAGTAAACATTGTAATGATATTTTATAGGAGGAATTTATGATGGATATTACTAAAGTACATGATCGAATTCATTACTGGACTAGGATTGCGAATTGAGTCCTAACAAGGACTCTTTCTTTTATTTTTCTATTTATATTTGAAAAGTGAAAAAATTCCCGGGTTGGATTTTCTGAAAAACTTTTTAAAGGAGGCTTCTTTATGGAGCTATTTGTTATATTTGGAATTGGTATTTTTGTTGGCATTGTTTGTACGATGGTATTAACTCGTTCTAAATCGGTCGGTTCCCTTAGAATTGATACGTCGGATCCGGACGATGGACCTTATTTATTTTTGGAACTATCAAAAGACATCGGAGAGATATATCGAAAGAAATACGCAACGTTTAAAGTAAGTCTTAAAAACTTCATTCCGCACGAATAACATTCCCTTTTATGGGAGCTAATTAAATATTTTATATTTGAAAGGAGAAAGAAAATGAAGAAGAATGAAGAAATCAAAGACTTATTAGAATTGCAAATTAAGACAGATATTCTAAAATTATCTACATTGGAAGGAAGCGAAGAAAAATCGACAGCTATTAACGATCTGGTTAAACTTCACAGATTAAAAATCGAGGAGGAGAGCAGAAAAGATCGATTCCTCATAATAGGAGTAGAAGCAGCAGGAATCATATTGCCGTTGATATTTTACGGCATATGGTTGAGAAGAGGTTTTAAATTCGAGGAAACTGGGACTTATACCTCTACGACATTTCGAAGCTTAATAAATAAATTTCGACCAACAAGATAAAGAAAGCGGAGAGTCGCGTGAATTACGCGTTCTCTTCGTTTTTCTAATTGATATTTAAGACAAGTCCTCGAAAATCGTTAAAAAATGATATTTTTCAAGGGTTGGGAGAAAAACGACCTCGTAGAATCCGTTTTAAGGCTTTTTAAAAGGTCGACCAATGGTATAAGTCATTGAATAGGTAAAATCGATTAAATCGGCTAATAAGGGCCTTAGAAACGATATGCCTATTTTTGTGATATTTTTAAACGAAAAAAAGGTCGTTTTTAGTAATTTTAAGCGAAAATTACATCTCCTATTACGAAAGGAGTGATATTTATGAAAATTACTGACATGATTATATCAGCTATTCTGAAGAAAGGCATTTTATACGAAGCTAGGAACGTGGACACAGATATTGAAATTCCGATGGTTATAGAAAACCAAGAACGCAAAATTAAGATAAATATTAAATGCCAACATATGACGCTTCGAATCGAGCGTGAAGAGAAGTAGGAGGCATTGCCTCTTACTTTTTATATTTTTACGCGAAATTCACACCTCCTTTTATGGAAGACTATATTAAAAATAGGAGGTTATAATTATGTTTGAACGGATTAAAGCATATAAAAAACTAAAAAAAGTTAATAAATTTTTACGAGACCTTAAAATGGCAGCTGAGATGATCAACGATGAAGAGTTATTAGAGGCCATACATAATACTATGGCTGAGAACGAAATACTATTAAAAAGAATTATATTTGACCGCAAAACTGCGGAAAAATATAATTTAGAAATGATTAAACAGGGTTTTCTTTAAAGAAAAGGAGTCCTAACAAGGACTCTTATATTTTGAAAGGGGGAAATTATGAAAAGATATTTGAAACGATCATCTCCTACTATACTGACTTGTCTTGGTGCGATAGGTGTAGTAGCTACTTCTGTGTTGGCCGTTAAAGCTACACCAAAAGCTATAGATATTATTAGGGCTCATGAAGGAACTGATCACGAAGGAAACTACTATGGTCCCACAAAACTCGAGGTCATTCAATCGTGCTGGAAATGTTATATTCCGGCGGCTTTAGTAGGTTTATCAACGCTCGCTTGTATATTTGGAGCGAACGTCTTAAATAAACGTAATCAAGCATCATTAGCGAGTGCTTACGCTTTACTAAGCGAAACTTATCGGCAGTATAGAAAGGCTGCGAAAACAGTTTATGGAGAAGATGCTGATAAAAAAATAAAGATAGAAGCTGCTAAAAACGTACATGTTTCAGCAAAAGGATGTTATATTTACGATCCAGAATTAGAATCAGAATCTGAAGAAATACTATTTTATGACACTTTTTGTCAAAGATATTTTACATCTACTATGTCTTCGGTTTTAAATGCTCAATACCATGTAAACAGAAATTTTGCTTTACGTGGCCACTCAACTATAAACGAGTTTTATGATTTTCTAGGATTAGAAAAATATTCTGGCGGAGATATAATTGGGTGGTCTGCTGACGAAATGTTGGAATCCGGTTTAACACCGTGGATTGAATTTGAAAATCGTTTCACTAAAATGGACGACGGATTGGAGTGTTATATTATTTCGACACTTTTTGAACCAACAGTTTTAAATCTAGACGACTATTAACTTCGCGAAAATTACATCTCCTATTATGGAAGGAGTGTGATATTTATGAACGATAAACTAATTAAAATCTTAGGTATAGCGACAACAGCAATGGGATTAAGCGCAACATTATTAACCGATTGGCTCAATGACAAAAAGATGGATAAAAAGATTGAGCAAAAAGTAATTGAAGCATTTGCCAAAATAAAAGAGGGGTCCTAACAAGGACTCTTTTTTCTTTGTTGGGAGAGGATAGTATGAATGACGAAGCCGTAATAAAAATATTCAGATATTTAGAGAGATATCTTTTTGAACCAATGAAAAATTGGCCAAAAGATGAATTCGAAAAACGAAGTTACGAAAGATGGGCGGTATACGAAATTATAGAATCGCTTATGAATAATCCGTTCACAACTGCTGATACAGTTATAGACGAATTTATTCTTAAGATGATTTCCTTTGCTCATTTAGCCAAAGAGCAAAAACAACAATTTATATTTGCCATAGATGTGGCAGAAAACATTCGATCTTTATTAATGTGATTATTTGAAAGGAGAAAAAAATCATGAAAGTATTAAGAATGAGAGAAATTGAAGTTAAGAATTATCGGATTGGCGATCAAATAGTCATTCCCTTGGCCGAGTTCGGCGAATTTACAGCAACCGCACAGAAAATCACAGACAAAGGAACGTTATTTTTGTTTGATGATTGTGTCGCAAAGCAACCTATGAATAAGAAATCAACTAACGAAGGTGGTTTTGAGAAAAGTGATCTTAAGAAATGGATTGATGATATTTTATTACCTGCATTTCCAGACAACTTGAGGAGCAGAATTGAAAACTTAACGATCCCTACATGCGGGCAGATATTTGGTAACGATAATTGGTACAACAATGTAATAGAACCAGACAATGACGAGCAGTTCCCTCTTATGACTAAAAGAAAGAATCGCATTGCGGATTTTGAGAATAATTATGAATGGTATTGGTTGCAAAATATGACTAAAAAAGAACTATCTTCGACTCTTTCAGGTTTTGTGGGCACCTGTGGCGATGCGCTCTACTGCGATTCATCGGGCTCTCATGGGGTTCGTCCGATATTCTTGTTGGTTGATTAAATCTCCGCCCATTGTGGCGATTTATTTATATTTGAAAGGAGAAAGAAAAAGAAATGAAGAAAACTAAATTATCAAGTATTTCTAAAGGAATCAGAGTCGCTATAACCAAACACAGCCCTGAAATACTTACGGGAATTGGTATAGCCGGAATGATTACAACGACAATCATGGCAGTTAGAGCCACACCTAAAGCTATCAAACTAATTGAGGAAGAAAAAGATAGACAAAATAAGGAATCACTCAAACCCCTAGATGTTATCAAAACTACCTGGAAATGTTATATTCCGGCCGCAATAACCGGAGGTTTATCCATAGTATGCTTGATTGGGGCAAGCTCCGTAAATGCTAGAAGAAATGCGGCTCTTGCTACAGCCTACACTCTTTCGGAATCAGCTCTCAAAGAGTATCAGGAAAAAGTCATAGAGACTATTGGTGAGAAAAAAGAACAGACAGTTAGAGACGCCATCGCCAAAGACAAGATCGACCGAGATCCGGTTAGTAGCAAAGAGGTTATTATCACCGAAAAAGGTAATACCCTCTGTTACGATTCGATTTCAGGTCGATATTTTAAATCGGATATCGACAAATTAAAGAAGGTAGAGAATGAACTTAATAGAAGGATGAGGGATGAAATGTATATTTCTCTCAATGAATTCTATTATGAAATCGGTCTTAATCCTACAAGTATTGGTGATGATATCGGATGGAACATCGATCGCGGTTATATTGAACTAAATTTTAGTTCACAGTTAACGGACGATGGAAATCCATGCCTTGTTATCGATTATCAAGTTACCCCTAGGTATGACTATCGCTAGTAATAGTGAATACGCGAAATTTACATCTTCTTTTATGGAAAACATAATAAAATGAAAGGAGAAATGAAAAATGAATACTAACGAAATCATGGTAAACGAAGAGATTATCGAAACAACTGAAGGGATCGCGACAGCGAGTTCTGGAAACGGTATTGGGAAGGCGGCAGGTATCATCGCATTGGCAGTTATTGGAGGTATAGGAGCCTACAGGTATATAGTCAAACCGATGGTGGCCAAAATCAAAGCCAAGAAAGAGCAGCAAGCGATGGAAGAGAAATTCGACAACTTCGAAGATGCTGAGATCGACGAGTAATTTGTTAAAACCGAGCAAATAGAAACCGAGTTCTAACGAGGGATAGTGCCTTTAACAGGGCACTTTCCCTTTTTCTTTTTGAAAGAAAAACATGAACCAGGAGAAAGGAGAACCAGAATGGACGAGTACAAACCAAACTCCCATAAATCAAAAGAAGAACACATCCCGGAGAGGAAAGTAGGAAAAGTCGTTTCCGGGATTGTAAAACCTAAGAAAAAAGGCAGTATTCAAAAGTTTGCTGATATTTTCATATCAGAAGATGTTAGCAGCGTAAAATCTTATATTTTACTGGAGGTTCTTGTTCCGGCAATTAAGAAAGCAATTTCGGATATTGTTACAAATGGAATCGATATGATTCTATATGGAGAAACGGGCAGAACGAGAAACAAATCTTCAACCGCTTCAAAAGTTTCATATCAACGATACTACGATAGAACAGATGAACAAAGACGCGATTACAGCACTTCTTCTGTGAGAAAAGGATTTGATTACGATGAACTTATTTTTCCAACTCGCGGAGATGCCGAAGCGGTTCTCGATGCTATGAACGAAATAATTTCACAATATGGCGTCGTTAGTATCATGGATCTTTATGATTTAGCCAACGTATCTATGGACAACTATGCCGCAAACAAATACGGTTGGACGGATATTAGTGGTTGTAAAGTAATTCGGGTAAGAGACGGATATGTTCTGAATTTGCCAAGGGCACTTCCTATAAATTAGGAGGGATTCTATATGTATGGATATTTAACATCACACGGTTATATGGGACTTGTATCCGGATGTTGGATATTATTTGCAACGGAATCTGAGTATTACGAATACTTGAAGGAGGATTGATTAAATGACACGAGCTGAAACTTTGGATAAAGCAAAACAGTGTGTATGCGGACAGCGTGAAATGGAATATGGTTCACCTGAAGATAATTTTAAGGCCATAGCAAAACTGTGGTCGGCGTATAAGAATGTAGATTTCTCAGCCAACGACGTGGCTATGATGATGGCTCTACTTAAAATTGCCAGAATTCGTACGGGAACAGCGACTGAAGACAGTTTTGTTGATTTAGCCGGATATGCCGCGTGTGGAGCTGAAATAGCGTCAAAAAATCGTATTAATACCAAACATGGAAAGGAGAATGATTAAATATGAAAAAAGAACTCGTTAAAACTATTAATAAAGTGGGTTTTCAACTTAAAAAGCATAGTCCAGAAATTCTTGTGGTGGCCGGTGTTGTCGGTACAGTTGTGAGCGCTGTTATGGCTTGTAAAGCTACTACTAAGGCTAGTAAAATTCTCGAAAATAGTAAGAATGCAATTGATTCCATCCATGAATGTCAAGCAAATGAAGCTTTGGCTGACCAGTATACTCCCGAAGATGCTAAAAAAGATTTGGCTATCGTTTATATTCAGACGGGACTTAAACTTGCTAAGCTTTATGCCCCGGCAGTAGCTCTTGGAACGTTGTCTATTGCCAGCATCCTTGCATCCAACAATATTCTTCGTAAGCGTAATGTAGCTCTTGCCGCAGCCTATGCTACAGTTGACAAAACTTTCAAAGAATACCGCAATCGTGTTCTCGAACGTTTTGGAGAGCAGGTTGATAAGGAACTTCGTTACAATATCAAGGCTAAAAAGATTGAGAAGATCGTTGTCGGAGAAGACGGAAAAGAAAAGAAAGTAAAAGAAACTATTCAGGTTGCTGAAATTCCCGGCTACAGCGATTATGCAAAATTCTTTGATCCTAGTTCTCCTGCATGGGAGAAAAACGCCGAGTATAATTTAATGTTCCTTAAAGCGGAACAAAATTATGCCAACGATCGACTCAAAGCGAGAGGTTATCTGTTCTTGAACGAAGTGTACGAACGTCTTGGTATTCCTCCTACAAAGGCAGGTCAGATTGTAGGATGGATTTACGATCCTGATAATCCAAATCATAACGGAGATAATTATGTAGACTTTGGACTTTATAATATTCATAAAGAAAAGACTCGTGATTTTGTAAATGGATACGAAGAAGTGATTCTTCTTGATTTCAATGTGGACGGTCCTATTCTCGACCGGCTTACTACATTTTAGAATGAAAATAAAAATTTATTGACTACCCTTTGATCGCTTTAAATGGTCGGAGGGTAGTCTTCTTTATTTAATAGGAGGATATATAATGCGCAAACCATCCAAAATAATAACACTCGTTTCGACCATTATGGTTATATTTACTGCTTGTGGTAGCCCTACCGTTAATGATACAAATTCACAAACTACTACAAACGTAAGTTATCATGTTGAAGAACAGATTGTTGAAACAGAACAAATTATTGAAACAGAACCGATTATTGAAACAGAACCATTTACTGACGAAGAAGTGGAGGCTATAGCTAAAACATTAGCCGGAGAATGTTATGACGACAAAGTAAATGATAAACGCCTTGTTGCAGAAGTGATTCTTAATCGGGTATCCGATGGCCGATTTGGAGAAAGTGTTATCGAGGTAGTTTCGGCAAAAGGTCAATTTATTGGATATTGGAATCAAAGCCGTCCGGTAAGTGATAGTGACATCGAGATTGCAAAAGAAACTCTACGTGAATGGTATGAAAATGGTTGTAAAAAATTATCGGAATATTTATTTTTTCGTTCTGGACCAAATAGAGAAAATGTGTTTAGAACTCAATATTAAATGAAAGGAGAAAACGATTATGAATAATAAGATCACAAGTTTTATGATGTTTATTTTTGGTGCTGCTGTTGGCTCGGTTGTAACATGGCAGTACGTAAAAAAGAAGTACGAACAAATTGCTCAAGAAGAGATTGATTCCGTAAAAGAAACTTTCTCCCGGAACGCTAAGCTGGAACTAAAAAGCAAAGATAATGAAACTGAGGAAAACAATAACACCAGAACTATTGTGGAAAAAGCAAAAGATAAACCAAGTGTTGTGGAATATGCGGCGTGGCTTCGTAAGCAAGGTTACACCAATTATTCTGATACTGATAGTCTTTCTGAAGATCCAAATGCTTCTGAAGAAGAGGTGGACGAAAATGTGATAAATGATAAACCTTATGTTATTTCTCCAGATGAATTTGGAGAATTTTATGATTATGAAAAAATAAGCCTTACTTATTATGCCGATCAGGTTCTCGCCGATGAAAATGATGAGCTTGTAGAGGATATCGAAGAAACGGTCGGATTCGAATCACTTAACGCTTTTGGAGAGTACGAGGATGATTCCGTCTTTGTGAGAAACGACCGGCTTAAATGTGACTACGAAATTCTTCTTGATCAGAGAAAGTATTCGGACGTAATAAAAAGAAGGCCGCATGAGGTGGAGGATTAAATGACTGGAAATGAGCTGAACAACAAATATTTTGAATGGATGTACCAGCTCGTATGTAATAATCGGAGGCTATCCTATCGGAAGCTTTTGTCCTATCTGCATAATGTAGAATTTATTTATATTATCGAAATGGACAGTAACAGAGCGGAAGATGGAATAGACCTCCGGTATCGTTTTGGATATGAGCAAGGGTATGATAGTCAAACGATTTCTACACTCCTCGACAACCGACCTTGTAGTGTTCTGGAAATGTTAATAGCTCTCGCTATTCGTTGTGAAGAACATATTATGGATGACCCGGATATTGGCAACAGAACAGAACAATGGTTCTGGAACATGATTATCAATCTTGGTTTGGTTTCCATGTATGACTCTATGTTTGATGAGAATTATGTTGAATATGTTGTTTCGCGATTCCTTAATAGAAAATATAAACGGAATGGCGAAGGTGGATTATTTACAATTGAACATTGCAAAAGCGATCTACGAACTGTGGAAATCTGGTATCAAATGTGTTGGTATTTAGACGAAGTTTTGGAAAACGGGAGGCGATAATGAAATGAATCACAATGATATTTATAAATGAAAGGAGGAAAAGCAAATGGTGGAAATGATTAGTTATATTTTCGGGAGTCTAAAAGCATCTGAAAATTCAATAAAAAATATTAATACAATACTTAGAAACCAGGCAAGGATTAATCGAACGGTTGCAGCATTTGCTTTTGTCGTGGCTGCTTATGCAATAGCCTTACGAGTCCATACTTATAAACAAAACAAGAAAATCCAAAACCTCGATAATGAAATAAAGGAGCTTAAACGCATGAAAGGAGAATAAAATGCGATGCTTGACTTTCTTATGATTTCAACACGCAGCACAAAGCGCGGTGTAATAGAAATCTATCCAAAGTTTATCATTAAAAAAAGCTCCGATTTGATGATTCGAGGCGGTGATTTCTACGCTATATGGGTTGAAGAACGTGGTTTATGGTCTACGGACGAACAGGATGCTTTACAGCTTATAGACCGTGAGCTCGATAAATATGCTGAAGAGAACCGTCATAAATTTGATTCTCCAATAAAAGTTCTACATATGTGGGACTCTGAGTCTGGTATGATTGATTCGTGGCACAAGTATTGCCAAAAGCAGATGAGGGATACGTTTCACATGCTGGATGAAAAACTTATATTTTCTAACCATGAGACCAAGAAAGAAGACTATGCTAGTAAAAAGCTGAATTATCCGCTTGAACCCGGTGATTTGTCTGCCTATAACAAACTGATGTCCACTCTATATTCAGAGGAAGAAAGACATAAAATTGAGTGGGCAATCGGGTCGATTGTATCGGGAGATTCTAAGAAAATTCAGAAATTCATGGTTTTATACGGTGCAGCTGGAACTGGTAAATCTACAGTACTTAACATCATCCAGCAGTTATTTGAGGGATATTACTCGGTGTTTGACGCAAGGGCTCTTGGCTCATCTAGTAACTCGTTTGCTCTAGAGGCGTTCAAAAACAATCCGCTTGTAGCGATTCAGCACGATGGCGACCTTTCTAAAATTGAAGATAATACGAGGTTGAACAGTCTTGTTTCCCACGAGCTTATGACAGTTAATGAGAAGTTCAAGTCGACCTATTCGAATCGTTTTAAATGCTTTCTGTTTATGGGGACAAATAAACCGGTTAAAATTACTGACGCAAAATCAGGTCTTATAAGAAGACTAATTGACGTATCCCCTACCGGTAACAAATTAAGTCCTCAAGAGTATAAAACGATTATGAAACAGGTAAGCTTCGAGCTTGGCGCTATTGCTTATCATTGCTTACAGGTATATTTGAACGATCCTGGCAAGTATGATGATTATATTCCCGTAGCTATGCTTGGCGCGTCAAACGACTTCTATAATTTCATGATTGACTCGTATCACATATTTAAGAAAGAAGACGGAACTACGCTTAAAGCCGCTTGGGAGATGTATAAAACTTACTGTGATGAGGCAAAAATAACATTTCCATTTTCTCAAAGAATCTTTAAAGAGGAGCTTAAAAATTATTTTAGGGATTATAAGGACCGTTTCAATCTTGATGATGGATCTAGAGTACGAAGCTATTACAGTGGTTTCAGAACTGAAAAGTTCGAAGGAAAAAACATAAATAAACAAGAAGAAAAGGTACAATTAATCCAGTTTGACAGTAAAGAGTCTATATTTGATAAGGAGTGTGCGGATTGTCTTGCTCAATATGCTACAGCTAATGAAACTCCATTAAAAAAATGGGATGACGTTACATCAAAACTATCTGAATTGGATACATCTAGACTTCATTATGTTAGAGTTCCGGAAAACCATATAGTCATTGATTTTGATATTCCGGATGAAAACGGTAATAAATCTTTTGAAAAAAACCTTGAAGAGGCTAGTAAATGGCCACCTACGTATGCGGAGCTTAGTAAAAGTGGCGCTGGTATACACCTACATTATATTTATACAGGAGATGTCTCAAAACTGAGCCGAGTTTATGACGACCACATAGAAATTAAAGTATTTACCGGTAATAGTTCGTTGAGACGTAAATTGACAAAATGTAACAACTTGCCAATCTCAACTATCAGCTCCGGGTTACCACTGAAAGGAGAAAATAAAATGATTAATTTTGAAGGGGTGAAAAGCGAGAAAGCGCTTAGAACACTGATTAAGCGAAATCTCAATAAAGAAATTCATCCAGCTACTAAGCCTAGTATTGATTTCATCTATAAAATACTGGAGGATGCATATGCTAGTGGTTTGAATTACGATGTTACTGATATGCGTAATGCAGTATTAGCTTTCGCAGCAAATAGTACTCACCAAGCCGATTATTGCATAAAGCTCGTTAATAAGATGAAGTTTAAATCGGAAGAGATATCCTCCGGAGAAAAAAACGAAGATGCAAAACTTGTGTTTTTCGACGTTGAAGTATTCCCTAATTTATTTTTAGTGAATTGGAAGATCGAAGGCGAAGGAAAACCTGTCGTTCGCATGATCAACCCTACTCCAACTGAAATCGAAGAACTTATGAGGTTTAGGTTGGTTGGATTTAACTGTCGTCGATACGATAACCATCTCCTCTATGCCAGACTTATAGGATATGACAACGAGCAACTGTTCAAGTTGTCTCAGAAAATTATTGAAGGTAGTCCTAATTGTTTCTTTGGCGAAGCTTATAACGTATCTTATACGGACGTTTATGACTTCTGCTCAACGAAACAAAGTTTAAAGAAATGGGAAATTGACTTAGGTATTCATCATCAAGAATTAGGAATACCATGGGACCAACCTGTACCAGAAGAGCTTTGGGCTAAGGTTGCGGAATATTGCGATAATGACGTTCTTGCTACAGAAGCCGTTTTTAATGCGAGAAAGGCCGATTTTACTGCAAGACAAATTCTGGCCGATGTTGCCGGTATGACGGTGAATGATACCACCAACGCATTAACTACCAAAATTATATTTGGTAACAACAGAAAACCTCAGGATCAATTCAACTACCGTAATATGGGAGAGATGACTGAAGATGCCAGCAGATTCACTATCACTGAAGATAATGTTCTATATAATGAATTCGGAGATGAGTACACCGTTTTTGATGTAATGGGAAGACCTATATTTCCAGGATACAAATTTGAAAACGGTAAGTCTACTTATCGCGGAGAGGAAGTAGGCGAAGGCGGTTATGTATATTCAGAACCTGGCATGTATGGAAACGTAGCGCTCTTGGACGTTGCTTCAATGCATCCGAGCAGTATTGTTGCTGAAAATTTATTCGGCGATGAGTACACCAAAAGATTTAAAGAACTTCTTGATGCTCGTATCGCAATCAAGCATAACGATTTTGATAAGGCCCGAAAAATGCTGGGTGGAGCTTTGGCAAAATATTTAACTGATGAAAACTCAGCAGCAGATTTGTCTACGGCTCTAAAGATCGCAATTAACTCGGTATATGGTCTTACATCAGCAGGTTTCGATAATCCATTCCGAGACACTCGCAACAAGGATAATATTGTGGCAAAACGCGGAGCCCTGTTTATGATCAATCTTAAACACGAAGTACAGAAACGAGGTTTTACTGTTGCCCATATTAAAACAGACTCTATTAAGATCCCAGATGCGACCCCTGAGATTATACAATTTATCATGGATTACGGTAAAATGTATGGCTACACCTTTGAACACGAGACTACGTACGACCGGATGTGTTTGGTAAACAATGCAGTTTATATTGCTAAGTTTGCATCTAAGGAAAAATGTGAAGAGCTATATGGTTATATTCCCAAAGACAATAAAAAGAAACCAGGTCAATGGACTGCTACTGGAACTCAATTTCAAATCCCATATGTGTTTAAGAAACTCTTTAGTAAAGAAGAGATTATATTTGACGACATGTGCGAGACAAAATCTGTAACCTCGGCTTTATATTTGGATATGAACGAAGATTTGCCGGACGTATCTGAGTATGAAAAAGAGCACCAAAAACTTTGGAAAGATATCAATAATCAAGATCTTCCTAACGACGAGGAAATGAAGCGTAAGTGTGAACGAGTTGAGGAGTTGAGAGAACTCATCGATAAAGGTCACAACTATCGATTCATTGGAAAAGTTGGTCAATTCTGCCCCATCAAACCTGGTTGTGGTGGCGGACTACTTATGCGTGAGAAAGACGGTAAGTATTACGCTGTTACAGGGTCGAAAGGTTATAGATGGCTTGAGTCGGAGATGGTTCGTGAGCTGAAAAAAGAAGCCGATATTGACCGATCTTATTATGATAGGATGGTTGACGAAGCTGTAAAGGATATTTCTAAATTTGGAGACTTCGAATGGTTTGTATCGGACAATCCTTATATTGGTCCGAAATTTGTAGATGGAAAACCTGTTTATTAAAAAAATCGAAAGGAGAAATTAAAATGTCATTTAAAAATGTAGACAACATCATTATTGAAAACGCTCGTATTATTTTTAGAAATTTTTCAGGAAAGGAATCAAAGTACAATCGAGCTGGAAATCGGAACTTCTGTGTGATTATTGATGATCCGGAAAAAGCCAAACAGTTGGCTGAAGACGGTTGGAATGTTCGTATTCTAGCTCCTCGTGAAGAAGGAGAAGAAGCAATACACTATATTCAGGTAGCAGTGAATTTTAATTATAATCCTCCGAAAGTATTCATGATTACCAGAACAACCAAAACTCAACTTGATGAAGAGTCCATTGATACTTTAGACTTTGCTGAAATTCGTAATGTGGATCTGATAATTCGCCCATATTCTTGGGAAGTAAATGGTAAGTCGGGAATTAAGGCATATCTTAAAACCATGTATGTAACCATCGAGGAGGACGAGTTTGCGGCTAAATATGCCGAAGAGGAAAGTCCTGATGAAGCGCCATTTTAAAAACATATTTCAAAAGATGGGTGCCGACTTTACATGCTCGGTTAAATGTCCAAAGAGGAAACAGCCCTGATTTATATTTAGAAAAGAAAAATAAAACGCTTAAAATACATCTCCTATTATGGAAACCAATATTAAAAAATAGGAGGTATTATTATGTTAAATAAATTAAAAGAAAAAGAGGAAATAAAAACCCTAATTAATACGCTCGAATATTGTCATATATATTTAGCATTAGAATTGACGCAAGTGATGCAAGATAGAGTGGTTACAAATGACGCAACAAACAAAATCGAAGATATAGAAGTGTTACTATCAAAGACTAGGGAAAGATTGCGAGAATTGGGAGTCTATTAAGGCTCCTTTTTTTCTTTTATATTTTATGAAAGGAGGTTGAATAGTGTCTATTAAGTTATTTGATTACCAGATAGAAGCTGTTAAAAAAATGAAAAACGGCTGTATTCTTTGCGGCGGAGTTGGTTCTGGAAAAAGTTTAACTGCCCTGTCTTACTACTACCTTCAAAACGGAGGAGATCCGAACAGCTTAACTGGTGGCGATTATATTCCAATGGACGATCCTCCTAAGGATTTATATATTATAACAACTGCAAGAAAAAGAGATACCTTAGAATGGGAGGGTGAGCTTTCGCCCTTTCTTCTTTCTACTCATCCGAAAGTTAATTTATATTCTAATAAAGTGGTTGTTGACTCGTGGAACAACATTAGTAAATACGTAAATGTTACCGGCGCTTTCTTTATATTTGATGAGCAGCGTGTAATAGGCAAAGGCGTTTGGGTTAAGTCTTTTCTTAAAATAACTAAAAACAACGATTGGATATTACTGTCTGCAACCCCGGGTGATACGTGGCAGGATTATATTCCTGTCTTCATCGCAAACGGTTTCTATAAGAATCGAACAGAGTTTACCAGGGAAC